TCGTTCGGGTAGTCGCGAATATCGAAGCTGTCTGCGTAGTACACCTCGACATCCGGCATAACACCCTGCCAGATACAGAACAATTCCCAAAGCTGCTCTTCGGCCAGTTCGAGAATATCAGCCTTTTCTGATAGGCGGGCATTCAATAGCTGGAACTCGGTTTGCAGGGCAACGCCGGACTTGGTTTGTGCTTCTGTGCCGCGTACTGCACCCATGTGAGCCATGCGGTTGATTGCCTCGACCTTATCCATGATTGCAGCGCGTACTGCGTCCAGATTGCCTCCGTTTGGCTGGATCTGATACGGCTTCAGGTTCGCATCCAGTTCGTCTGGGATGTTGATGACTGAACCAGCGCCAGCAGATGCGTCGGTGGAATAAGTCTTAACCAGAGTCGGGTGATTCGAGATGCGGATCAGTTGCTCGATCTCGCTCAATTCCTGATAGATCGCCTGCTGCATATAAGCAATATCGGTGAGGTCTGAAATGCCGATACCGCGAATCACAGAGCGGTTGGCTGGCAGGAATACGGCTGGAATCTTGCCGATCGGGTTTTCCATCGTTTCAACCAGGCGCTCAGTTTCGTTCTCTACCTCGTAGATCGATACCTCTTCCTCAGTCCAGACGCGGAAGAAGGCGCGTGTATTCACATTGTCAATACGCTCGATGGACTCACGCAGCTTGAGGTAGGTCAGCTTGAAGCGGCCAGACTCGGTGCGCTCGTAACGCCAGTCGAACACATTTTCGGGTGTAAATAGGTTGATATATGGGCGGATGCCCTGCTCAAGTTCCTCAGCGCGAGTGCCAGCGGTAGATTTCGGCTTGTCCAGCAGGAGCCATACATGGCCGTAGACCGAGGCCCAAATCTGGGCTTCCTTCATAAACGCATTGAAGCTGCGGCCATCAAGATCGCAATCCTTCAGGAATGGATCGAGGGCGACATTGCCATCAAGAGAGTTGAAGCTGCGGGTCGGCGGAATGCGCCAGAGATAGGAGGAATAGATGTGGACGATATTGCGACAGTGGTTGTCGATCGGGGTCAGCGAGATTCGGCGCTGATATTCGTCGTTGTCCTCGTTGATGTATTTGGTCAAATACCCGCCATCTTTGTAATCCTGGCCTCCCATGTAAGACCGCAGAAAGAACTCCCAGCGGTTTTCGTGATCGGCATATTCGGGATGGGTGTAGGTAATCGTATCCATATTATGTCCACCGGGTCGGTTGTTCGGCCTCATAGCGCCTGCGGATTGGGTATAAGAATTCTACCATGTACCCAAGCGCATCGTTCATGTGGTCAAAGCCAGACTCTTTGTCGGGCTGGCTTGTCCCTTCTTTGTAGGTCTGGCGTTCAAGGCTGGAGATTGTCTTTTTGCACTTCGGGGTAACGAAAAGATTTCTCTTGCCATCTGCCGACAATAGACGCGAATTTACTGCGTTGATGCGGTCGCGTACAGAAGGGTGAGCATTTCGTACATACACGCTAAAGCCTGCGTTCTGCAAGATGCTGAGATCAGTGCGTCCGCCAGCAGAGGTCTTGCGCTGCCGTGAAGCCGGATCTGGATAGATCGAGATACGGTTGTTCGGGTATCGAGTCTTGATCTCGTCCACCATTTCATCGGTGTTGGAACCGAACAGGACTATCTCATCAATGACGGTGATCGCTTGCCCCTGGCGAATGGCAACAACGGCAGACATAGGATCAATATTGAAATCAAGACCAATAAAGAGGTCATGGCTCCCAGGAGCAATATCAGGAGCCACAGACTGCTCGCGGCTAAAGTTGTAGTAAATGATGCCAGCGTAGTTGACAAAGGCTGCCTCGAATTCCTGCTTGAATGTGCGCTCATCAAGATCTCGTCTTGCTGATTCGATTTCCTCTGCGGATACATTGCCACCTTGAAGCGTGGTGAACTGGAAACTGCTCCAGCCCTTTTCGCCATCGATGCCTTTAGTCCAGAGGTCGTAGAAGTGATTTCGGCCTTTCGGCGTACCGATCCAGATAGCATTCCCTTCACGGTCTGCGAGGGAAGGTCGTAGTACTTCCGTCCAGGCCTGCGGCTTCATGTCTGCAAACTCGTCCATGATGCAGAAGTCGAGAGCGCGGCCACGCAGGGAATCGGGATGTTCTGCCCCTTTGAGGGAGATCGTGCTGCCGTTTAGCAGGTTAATGCTAAGACTTGTTTCGTTTTTCTTGTCGATGTATTCCTGCGGGATGATCTGCATGAGCATACCCCAGGCGATTTCCTTCGCAGCTTTGTAGGTCGGGGCAACATACCAGCAGTTCTTGCCTTTCCCGTCGAGAGCGGCCCTGAGTAGTTCTACCGTAGCCAAGTGAGTCTTTCCGAATCTGCGGCCTGCTACCACAACGCGGAATCTGCTCTCATCGAGGAAGATTTCACTTTGGGGTTGCGTCAACAACATTGATGGTCAGCGGTGGCAGTTCTTTGTGTTCTGTTTCGATCTTGTCGGTCTGGCCTAGCCAGTTCTTGCCTAGCCATACGAGCATTGTCTTGTCGCCTTCCATTGCCGTTTCGTACTGCTTGCGGCGCAGGGACATCTTGCCGTTCACGCTTCTTTGACGGTAATACTCCGAAAAACCAAAGCCCTTATCTTCCTTCAGGCGGTTATTCAGGGTGTCGTAGTCCATCCCTTGTAGGGCTGCACATTCCTCTCCGGTACACATGATCTCGCAAGAAGCGTCCAGGAGGTCGTAGTCGATTTCCTTTCTGGGCCTTCCGCCCTTATTCACTTCTTGTGTCATCTTCCTGCACCACTTTGATTACCGAATTGAGGGCTACTAGGCGAATGAATGCGCTTCGCGTCATATTCGATTTTCGTGCATTGGCATCGATCTTTTCTAGTTCTTGCTTGGTCAGTTTGACATTGAACTGGATCGGTTTCTCGGTCATTCGAGCCTCCGTATAGAAACTGTGCAGATATTTTCTATCGGGCCTCGTATCAGCGTCAAGCGGTCTATCTGTGAATCATCTTCCCACACGCCAGCTTTGGTCAGGGAGTCCAAGACGGCTTTGCTGTAATTGTCCACATCGCGCCTTCTTCGATCCGGTGCGCATAGCAAGATAGTCACTTCCAATCGTTCTTCCAGCGGGATTGTTGTTACCCCTGCCGCATTCACGGAAATGCTTACAGCTTCGGCATATTCCCGGCCCTTCTTCGAGATAATCTGGGTACATAGATTGCCCCTCCTGATTGCTCGCCAATAACCGTTCACTGACGGTGGGAATGGTAGGTCTATTCGCATAAGCCATAGACGCTGCTGCACAAGGCAGGCTCTTCTTCTTTGCGGAACATATCAATCTCTCTGCCCCCTCTGCGGGTCTGGCTCCACTCCACCATTTCCCAAACCCCATCAAATCCGGTGTTATTCGGGAAGAAGGTTGCATGGTCACGCTTTGCAGGGTCTTTGACGATGGATTCCCACTCAGCAATTCGGTTGATTTCTTCTGGGAATCGTTTGCTGATCTCCAGCAGCTCATCCTTCCGGCAATGGATGCAGGGCATACAGCCCACTCGACCCATGCCCAATTCGTAGAGCGGATTGTGTTTCACCCCATGCTTGCGGTGCATGGCAAAGCAGTCGTCGGCAGTCCAATCCAGAATCGGGCGGTAATTCCACAAACCACCACCCACTTCTTCGAGTTCGTCTAGCTTGGCTCGGTTGATGGACTCATCCCTGCGGACTCCCTGCCATGAATACACCTCGCCGCCTTCCTCTAGGATTGGCTCGTACACCTGCTCGATGATGGGGTTGCGCTTGAGTTCTTCAGAACAGAATCGGGCTTTGGTGCTGGGAAATCTGCCTTTCCAGATGCACAGGTCAAGGAATGGGTTGCCAGTAGGCTTCAGGGCAGCAATGGCTCGCTGTACTTTCTCTTCTGGCATCCCTTCTTCACGCCATTTGGTCGCCACAAATTCGGCTTTCTTGGCGATCTGCCTGCTGAAGTCAGCCTTGTACACCTCAATCGGCCAGACTTCCTCGCTCAAATACTTCACATAGTCGTAGGTCATCTGGTGTTCGTTGCCTGTATCGGCAAAGACAGCCCGCAGGTTTGGGGTTTCTTGCTCGATAGCAAGCAGGAGCAAGGCGGTTGAGTCCTTGCCCCCGCTAACTGAAACGATGTTATGACGCACGCTTTCTGCCAAGTTTGTATTCTGCGATTCGCTTGCCGTTCGGCAGGTCTTTCTGGATGGTAATGATGTTGTGTCCGCTATTTCGCAGGTCGTTGACCCTTGCAGCCAGGCGGAACACGCCTCCTTCTTTCAGAGCGTCCAGGGCAGTCAGCGGCCCCTGCTTCAGTCGAGAATAGACCCAGTTTGTTTGTGACATTCGATTCTCCTTTCTGTTTCCTCTAGCCAATCATCCTGAAAGCCATACTTGGCTTCCCATGCCCTTTTGCCGAGTGTGTGTATTCCTTCTGGCCCTGTGTGGTGATACAGGCACAGAGGAATCGTGAACACATCATCGGCCTTTTGACCCATCCCCCGATACTTGATGCCGATCAGGTGGTGGATTTGTGGCGGTTGCCGACAGATGCAGCATCCAAGCTGCGAGAGTATGTCGAACCGCTCTTTAATTTCTGCTTTCAAGTGTCTTGTAACTCTTGCGGAATGGGCTGGCTTGCGCGCCTCTCTGGGCAGCTTGCCGTGGAGTCAATGCCTGGAACGATGCAGCTTCCTCAAGCGTCATTCCTTTGGTTACTCGCGTTCTGACCGTCTGCACGGCCACATTCACGCCCGACTTCTTGATTGCTTCCCTGATTTGCTCGTTCGTAATCTTCACGCTTTCTCCTGTGCATTTTTCCGTATGCGTCTGCATAGATATATTTCTGTGTCACTAAGTACATCACATTCCGCTTGCCCATTCGTCCGTATTGGATCTTTGCGTGCAGCGGCTCCCCATCCAGATGGGCATTGATAGCAAGTTTGCTGAATTCCAGATGGCTCAGTAATTGGCCGACCGTCGTATCAATCATCGGCGGCAGTCTTACGGAATAAGGATTCCAGAGTTCCGGCTTATTCCGATTTACCGATGAATGAGCATCGTGGTCTGAGTTCCAGTCAACTCTAATGCTGTCATAGCCCATACCTTCCCCTTTCCGCCCTTTGGTTGGCTTGGCGCGTTCTCCATGCCTCGAATCTGTGTTCGAGATCGGCTCGTTCTAGTGATAACAATTCTGCGCGGGCAGTCCAATGCTCTAGCTGGGCAAGCGTTTCCAGATAGGAAGGATCGGCGTAGGCCTCGCGCTCCTGGGCAGCGGCAGTCGGGTGCTTTGATTCATACTGCTTCATTAAGATTGCCTTATGCACTTTCCGATAATGCTCGTAATACACCCTGCGCCCTTTTGCCTCGGCTAGTTCCTGATTCTTGATCCTGATTTCATGTTGTCGTTGTTCTTCTTCATCTAGACTCATCTAACAATACCTCTTCGCCTTTTTTTATCTTGACCCAGGCTGGCTTCCCGAATGTCTGAGCCATGCTCAGTAGGAATTCAGCGCCTTCAGGCCATTCTTTCTTCACTCTTGCCCATTTCGCTTGCTTCAAGGCCTTGGATTGTTGCTCCATCTTGCGGAGCTTTGCCAATAAGTCGCTTGAGTTCGACAAGGTGGTCTTTCAGCTTTTGCTGGTTATTGCTTCGATCTTCAAGCGAGAGCCTCGGTGTGGGTTCAAATGGCACATGGGCTGCTGCTCGCAA